ATCCCTTATATGGAAGTAATGGATAAAGTACATGCTTATTTGGATCATCAAATGCCGAAGGAACGTAAACAAACCATTGCATGGATCAAGCAACACTTTAAGGATTTAACAAAGAAACGAGCAAATATAGAAGAAGCAAAGGCAGCAGTAGAGTTAGCCAAAAAGCAGTATAAGGAATTCAAAGCGCTCTATTACGAACACGCGCTGTATCCGATGGGACTTGGTGAAATGATGTATCCTGTTAAATAAATCATCATTTGTCATATCTCATTTTATGACCTTTTAGAAATGAGCTTACGAGTATATCCACCAGAAACGGATCGCATTTGTTTTTTTAAAAATGAATGTGTTCGCTTGGCATTGCGCAATCTATTCTCGATTGCATTAATTGTTCCCTGATAGGTTGCCATTAATTCATCTTTTCGCTTACATGCGGCCTCATTAGAAACAGAGCATAGACCTTGAAGTGATTCCATTTGTTTCTTGTGTTCTTCCAGTGACTGTTGATTTTCAATGAGTTGGCGTTCCAGATCACGATATTCATTTTGTCGCCGCTTTTTGATGTAGGATGGAGTATAGATATGTCGCATACCTGGCTTTCTCTGCATTTCTGCTTCTCCAATATGATTCTTTAGGGTTTGAGCGATTCGTTTTGATCGTAACATTTTTTTTGCTTCTTCCACGGCGATCCGTTGCGATTCATATTTGCGATACAATTCATTTGTATTTCTTTCTTTTTGTTTTAGCTCCATGGCTTGTAATTCATCTACATATTCATTTATATACTCATTTGCATGATGGGCCTTCCGTTTTTCAAATGCCGCTTCATTTGTCATGTATTCATTTTGTGCTTTTTCGAATGCAGCAAGTATTTCATTTAATTTCTTTTGTTCCTTATGTAATTCTTCTTTTTCTTTTGCTTCCTCTTTAGAAATGGTAGATAAAACAGATTCAATACTATTGCGTAATACATGGGGTGTATTATTATTCTTACGAGTAAATAATTTGTTAGTCACTGGGTTGTTACGACATACAAAATTATAATAGACTCCTGGCTTACTTTTACATAATTCTTTTTGTGTTGTACGAAAATGATCGTTGATCTCATTTAATATGTCATGAAATGAAGTAATATCTTTATCCGTCAGATCATCTATGTAATTTAATACATCCTCAGGAAGAGGATATGCACTATGTTGGTATAAATCACCGATATATTTATAAATGTCTTTTAACTTCCCTTTTTCTACTGCTTTAAATCGTAATCTATCTTTTTCATAATGAAGCTCTTTTTTATAGTCAAGGGAGTTGCATTGTTTTGTAGGATCATGTAAAAAAGGATCAATATCAATGATGCCTGATCCAAAAGAAGAGCATCGATGATAGGGTTTTTTACCCGGAAAACAGCTTAATGGATATAATATGAAATTAGGACACATTTGTCCTGGGGTATAAATGGCAACATTTCCAAATGCTCTGTATATTTCGGCATGATGTTGATCTGGATCTTTTAGAATGGTAGGAGACAGTTCACATAATTTATTGGTAAGCTCACTATGTTCATAACTGATTGCGCCTGATTTTACTTTTACAACAATGATGCAATGATTTGGAACTCTAAATTTGGTATCTCCTTCTGATCCATGTCCGCGAATAAGATAGGCTTTTGTGGCAGGTGTCACCACAAATGGTTCCTTTTTAATAGATGGTGACTCCGAACTCATATTCTTCCTATTATTCTATTATATTTCGTGTTAGAATGTGACAAGTAATATAGTACATAGAGGTATAACAATATCAGATACACATCTCCAGAATTTAAAGAATATATGCTGTTCTACATAAATCAATCATTGTTCTCATTTGAATCATTATAAATCATTCAAAAGAGACTAACTCTGCTGAGCCGGAATCGAACCAGCGACCTGAGGATATCCAACCAAACGACTACAGTCCTCCGCTCTACCAATTGAGCTATCAGCAGGCTATCTCCGTATCATACTATATTTTGTCACATTTTACGCAGTACAATGGAATATATTGTACGAAAATACCGGTAGTCAATATCAATCTATATAATATATGACGTCATGGATACGATCTTCTCGGCCTCCAAAATACAATAAAGTGATCCAGCCACCTATTATGATAAATGCACCAAAAAATATACAAGAGGATATCGACCTAATTAAAAAAGCAGACCAATTAAAAGAACAGATAGATAAATTGGATAAAAAAATAGTATCAACTCCAACCTCTTCATGGAATGAAATAGCAGATGCATCAAAAATATGTATTGCGGTATTAACACGAGGCTATACCAATCATAATAAATACTATAAATTGATTGAGAGAAACAAATGTATTGAGAAGCGCATTAGCAGTAAAATGATTGATATTCTTATTTTTCATGAAGGCAATATATCATGTAATCAACAGCAATATATTTCTGAAAAAACTCCATCTTTACCAATAAAATTTATAGATATTACCACAGTTGCATTTAAAAAAGAAAAGGAGAAAATTAAAATAGATGATGATACAAAATCATTCACAATGGGATATCGCCATATGTGCTCATTTTGGTTTATTGATTTTATGAATGTTGTAAAAGAATATGACTATCTAATACGCATTGATGAAGATTGTTTTGTACTATTTGATCCATTATCTATGGTTGTATCTCTAAAAGATTATCACTTTGTATCGGGTATCTATGCGGATGATGAATCGTATGTAACAAAAGGATTAAATAAGTTTACACGATCATTTATCAAACACAATAAAGCGTATTCATTTGTGGAAACGGGAGACAAAAAACCAGGAGGCCCCTATACCAATTTATTTGGAATCGCACTCCGTGACATTCGAAGCAACCCTATATTATCCCACTATCAAGAAAGAGTGAGTCGTGATAATTATATTTATGAGTATCGCTGGGGCGATTTACCGCTATGGGGAGAAGTTATTCACTACATTTTTGGAGATCATTCCCTATTACTTGATAAAAGCTTGGTCTATTTTCATGAAAGTCATAATAGTAATATTAATCTATGAATTCATTTTAAGAAAAGAGCATGTATAGGGAATACGATAGGTTTCCGCGCACCATTTACTAAAACTAGATCCATGTTCGTAGGTAGAAATTGAATAAATGGAGAGAGCTCCTGATAATAGTGTATAATCAATCGTGGTACCTACAACACCCTCACTTTGTTGATCTACACCTTCACCTGTATGTGCAATTGCATAATCATGTATAATTAGTTCAGGTAGATAGGATACAATTGTTTTTTTCAATGTATCTGAATCAGCAATGAGTATGTATGTTTTTTGACTCTCCATATGTCTTTTTATAGCCGATACAAGCGGTAAAATAGAGTTCTGCTGTAGCGTATTATGACGAATCAAACAGGAATCACCGCATCGAATTTGAATAAGATGATAGGTCTTAGTTTCTAACCGATGTGGTTCTAACATGGAAGATACCATATGTTCTATCAGGTAGGATGGTGTAAATGAATATTTAATAAATGTACGCGCATCATCCTCTATGGTAAATAATGGATAACATGTGAGATAGACATACATTGTCTGATGTGCGATCGTGCATCTTGATAAATAGGAATGAATGGACTCAATCGTTGACATGTAATGTATGATATTCTGTTTATCAAATACATTTGGATGAAAGTTTTTATGATCACACATTTCGATATCATGCTGATGAAGCGGAATTTCAGGATATTCAATATCTACTACCGTGCTGATTAAATGGTATCTCATATTAATTTCACATTCCTTATTTGCGATCTTGCAATATTGATATAAAAAATAGGAGCCCTTTATAAAGTCGCCAATACCACATCCTTTTTTGTTTTTGTAATAGGGTTGAAACACATTTACGATTTTTTTAACATGATGCAATTTATGACTGTATTGTTTAATACGATCAATGAGTCGTTTCCCATTTTGCATTGTGAATAAATATGGTTCATATGATGTCATTATTATAGGATATAATAATAATAACAACAAAAATACACATTTCTAATTCGTAAATCCGTACATCTGTATTTCTAACATTTATAGTTAGTCACATATTTCTCAATATCAGAATAGCATTCATATTGATATCCAACGCGAGTATGATACGCAAACCATTTCCCTTGCGGCTGAAGTTGTTTCCAGTGCATATCCAGACATCCCCAGGATGATTTTCCATTTTTTTCAAGATTTTGACAACTTTCTTGAAAATTATGCAGTAGCACGGGAAGATAGTCACGATGAAGAATATAGCCTGATGCAGTCTGAGCACACAAAATTCGCTGAACGAGAGGAGAAGACGTGGGTTCCGTAGAAAATGAATATAATCCATGTGCGAGCATCAATACATCATAGGCAGGGCATCCTTGAAAGAGGTCCACAATCTGCTGATTCACCTCTTCTAAATGAGATACAAAGGTAAAGTCATCTTCCAGAATCAAACAGTTCTTCCACTCAGGATGCTCTGTAAATAGGTGAAATGCTTTGATATGACTTTTGGTACAACCCAGTGCGCCATGTTCTGGAACATACTCTGCCTTAATTCGATGCGTCTTGGATAACGTGGGATCGATCTTTCTAATTTCTTGAAGAACATGCTCCTTACGATCCGATCGGTGATCTAAATTAATGTAAAGAATGGCATCAATATACGGTAAACAAGAACTCATTGTATCCTCTTACAACAAATTCTTTATATCCCATTTATCGCCCTCTCCAGACTTTAAGAATAGAGGTGTTATAATTTGCCTGTGATACGATATGTGCGGCCGTTTCGATATTATTATTCTGAGATTCAAATGCCTTTGGATATGCTAAAATGCTACCAAAATTAGAAGGAGTGGAGCTATCAATCAGCTTCTCATAGCAGGCAACAACCCCTAGAATGCGCTCAAAGGCTTTGCGATCATTTCGAGTTCGAATGGTTGAAATTAATTTAGAAATAAATTCGTATTTCTGTTCCAATTGTTCTACCACCTCTAAATTAATAATGCTTGCACCTCCAAAGCATCCTTTCCATTGAAAATTAGACTCAGAAAAAGATGTACGAATGTCATTGGAATCATTCAGTAAGGATAACAAACTTATAATTTTGCGATCATCGCGATCTTCATCATTAAAATGCCAGTGAAATCGAATGTTCCCCTCTAATTCGGATGGCTGAAATGGACGATGAAGAAACATGCTATCATGCAAAAAGATCATACAATCCGCCCATTTTTTCTGCAAAAAGTAATAATAAGGAAGGATCTCACCCGCTCCTCTCCATTCACTCTTTATTACTTCTGTATCAGTCAGACGACCATTCACGGTATTAATGGTAGAATTATCATCGATAATGACAATGGGATTAGTATAGAATTTGCGAATGGAATTATATGATGAAATCCATAAATCATTGTCCTTTGCCGTTTGTATATTTCGTAGGATAACAAATACATATGATTTATCATGATGAACGAGTAGTGTTGCAAGAGGGGACGGTTTTGTTTCTATTCGTTTAAAGTTGTATCGTTCGGGCATTGGTCTAGAACCCTTATCCGGATACACAATCTCATTTTCATTTTTCTCATTTTTCTCATTTTTTTGCTGAAATGATTCGGATAGAATCACATGTGGTTGTTGAAACCGTGGAAGAATCTGCGGGCGTAATTCGGAGGGAATCTGAGAAATATCTCTCTTTTGGGGAATATTTCGATTGGCCCATGAAGTCATTTCTTAGCGGTCATTTTCTTTTTTACCATTTTATCCTCGGTAGGACCCTTTGTCCGAAGGATAAAGGATCATGTGCGGTTATTCTACATTTTTAATGAGGATACAGAGAAATGGGAGCAGCCGCATCGCACTGTACGGAAGGATGGTGGTTTATGACAGAGCAAACACATTTACAAGAAAGAGTAATTGTCTTAGAGCAGAAATGTGCGACAGCGGATGCTAGTTACATTTCGATTCATACCAAATGCTCCGAAGTAGAACATCGATGCGAACAATTACAAATGCAGGTAAATGGAAGTCGAACCGAAATGCAATATATTCTTCTTCAACTGGAAAAAGTCGAACAAAGAATGGAAACAATAGATCTGCAGCAGACTGCACTTATGGAAGATACGGATATGGTCGTGCTATCATCCAAATAATCACATCATAGGATAGAAATGAGATCTATATTTGGCCTAAATTATTTTGTATTTTGCATCACTGCGCTTATTCTAGTTCTATATTGTACGAGAGACATGCGAGATGAAGGGTTTGATAATACAGGTGCTCTTATAGGATTGGCTTCAACACGAGTACCACAAGGATCTGTAAGAGAATATTTTGGTATGGCACCAGGTGTGGGGGATCAAATGGACGCGGATGAAGGGTTTGATAATACAGGAGGTGTTATGCAAGTGGCAACCGATAGTACAGGAGGTGCTTATGGTATGTTTCCAGAGTTGGAACCCTTTGCAGGCGCCGACATTTTCCCTCAAATGGAATATTCGACCTCCGTAAATAAGGTATCACGCAAAGTCGATAAACAGATCTACGACAACTTGACAACACAGGGTATGGCACGTATGTCACCCGACTCAAAATACAAACCCTATCACTGCCCCAAGGGATTAATAGAGTGAAAACGCGCTTCCATCTCTGCTGATTCCCAGTGAATCGTTGGTCGACCATCGGGATAGGCATCATACGGAATCGCCGCTTCTGTAGGTTTCTCCAGAGACAGAAGCCGATGCAAGGAACGAAGTCGCCGATCGACAGGATTTCGAACGGATTGACACTGCGTTCGTCCCAGTTGTTTCCAGCGCCATTCAAACTGAAGCGCCGTTTTCCATTCAGGCAATGCGACATAACATGCGCGTTTCCATTCCAAGCCCTGTGCCACGCGTATCCCTGTTGCGCGCGCCCCGCCCGCCCGTTTTCCATTATGTTGCAGCAACCGTCGGTCTGGATCCACCGTTGCTCCAATATAAGTATGTCCTTGATCGGTATAGAGAAAGTAACAGTACGCACTCATACTGATAGAGTAGCTTTATTCTATTTATATCCTCGTCCATCGTTTTAGATCTTTCGAGTGAATATGTAAATTAACAAGTGGCATATGATTGATATATAAGTGTTCCCCCATCCATTCCAGATGCACTTTATTACATTTTACAACACATGTTTCATTAATAAATCCAATCGAATCACGGCTATCATTGCGCGGATCAACACCGCCAATATATTGACCGACTGCTGCGGCATCAAATAGAAATCCAAAATCATCGGCGTGCTGATAAAAATCAGGATGAATGGGATCACAATAGTTCATGATAATAGGAAGAGTTCCAACAAGATCGGGACGCTGCCGCTTAAATTCACTTAGCGCATACATATCATTTACCTGACGTGCCGCACATGAAATACAGGTATGAAGCAATAAGCGAAGGATATTATGATTCTTAAAATACAAAAAGCTTGGAATGCATCGATCAGCTGCATCCATGACACACCACATGGATTTTGATTGAAATACGCTCAGTTTTGGCATAAAATCGACATAGATTAAATTATCATTTTCAATGTGAAAAATGTCATCCAATTGATGTGCGACAACATGATCATAGATATAAAAGAATCGCATCATGGCAAATTTCCAGAATCCATTTCGAAAGCTAGAATCCAGGCTACTATTTCTCTCAAATTCCTGTCGTTTATCACTAATGGGTATATCTTCAAGGGGGAAGATTTCAACCGCAGGTACTATTTTATCACGATGCTCTGAACTAATTAGTACATGAATAGAGATATCAGTAGAGTGCTGAATTTGTCGAATACAGTCATTAATATATTCTGGAAAATGACTTCCAATATGAACTAAGACAAGTGTAGGCATATGGTGTGTAGTATGATATAATGTTTAAGTAATTTAAAGTTGTCATATCATTTATTATATAGTAATGTTATTTGATATTGTTATTCCTGTTGGTCCCAATGATCTCAGTATCATATCATCTACCATTCGATATACACAGGCCAATGTTCTTGATTATCGACACATTTATCTGGTTTCTAAAAATGAAATTAAATTAAATGGATGCATGTATGTATCCGAGGATCAATTTCCAATTCAAATTGAAACCGTTAAAAAAATGGCTGATTTTCGCGATCGAGCAGGATGGTATTATCAACAAATTATTAAATTATATGCGGGCCGATGCATTCCAGATCTTCTTGAGAATTATTTAGTTCTTGATTCAGATGTCTATGTTTTAAAACCAACCGCATTTATGAAATATGGCGAGCCATTATTTGCAACAGGGACAGAATATCATCCTCCCTATTTTGAACATATGACGCGTCTCCATCCACAATTAAAGAGAATGATGAATGTATCGGGTATTTGTCATCATATGGTATTTACAAAAACCTATCTGGAAGAACTATTTCAATTGGTAGAAAATCAATCCAACCAAGCAACAGGCCTTCCCTTCTGGAAGATCTTTTTAGAGGCCGTTTCTCAGCCTATTCCAGAGTCGGGCGCATCCGAATATGAGATATATTTTAATTTTATGCTACAATATCATAGACTCGATATGCAAATTCATAATTTGTCTTGGGCGAATTGTGGTTCACTATCACAAGCACAACCACATCATCATTATATCGCCGTTCATCATTATATAAGATAATATAATATAATACAATATAAAGATGATAATAATATAATGTATATGACAAATCGAGTCGTATTCATCGATATTAAAGGAGGATTAGGAAATCAACTCTTTCAGATTGCGACAGCCTATGCCTATGCAAAAAAAGAGGGGGGTACACTTCAAATTCTTCATAAAGTAGATAATGCGGATCGCCCTGTCTACTGGGATACGATTCTACAGCGTGTGAAACCCTATTTGGTGCAAACCAGTCCACCCCATATGATTCATTGGAATGAGGCATTACCTACCATGTATCAACCCATTCCATCACTACCTTCCACAGGAATCATGCTACATGAATATATGCAGACCTCCAACTATTTTTACAACGATGACATCAAACGCGAAATACGCGAATTGTTTGCTCCTTATCCTACCTTGATGAATGAAGTACAGGCGCGATATTCATTCCTATTGGAGAACAAAGATCGCGTGGTAGTCGTTCATGCACGTCGAACGGATTATCTTCGAAATCAAAGGATGATTGACATTCATGGTCCACTTCATTCTGATTATTACAAAAAGGCCATTCTCCGAATGAAAGAGAAAGTAAAAGACCCAATTTGGTTACTTACCAGTGATGATAATCGGTATTGGTTGGAGATCGAGAAGGAATTGGGTATTCATGCTCCTGTGATTCTGATGAATGAGTCTGATCTTCACACTTTTACTCTTTTGCAGCAATTTCAGCATATCATCATGTCAAACTCCACCTTTATTTGGTGGTGTGCCTGGATGGCAGATGCCAAACATGTCATTGCACCATCCAAGTGGTTTGGACCTGCCGGCCCCCATCCATATGATGACATTTATGAAGACCATTGGGAGAGAATTTGAATCAACTATAAAATTGAATCGATATTGTTACATAATCGATAGATAACAATGTTTCTTTATCAACCCGATCTCTCTATTGCGCCCTCTTCCATTCCGCCGCATCCCTATTCCTTTCCCTTGGACCCCTTCCAACAGCATGCGATCGCCGCCATTGCAAAAGACGAGAATGTGCTTGTCTGTGCCAAGACGGGTTCAGGAAAGACGCTGGTAGGAGAGTACCAAATCTACCACTCTTTGAAAAAGGGAAAACGGGTCTTCTATACCACCCCCATCAAATCACTTTCCAATCAGAAATTCTATGATTTGAAACACCAGTTCAGCGAGGCCACCGTGGGAATCATGACAGGAGATATCAAATTCTGTCCTGATGCACAAATTGTAATTATGACCACTGAAATTCTGCGAAATCTGCTCTACAAAAAAGGGACGGCCACCGAACATCTCGGGCTAACTGCCTCGCTCTCCATGGATGGCGTGGATGCGGTGATCTTTGACGAGTGTCACTACATCAATGACAAGGACCGTGGAAAGATCTGGGAAGAGACCATGATCTTACTTCCTCCCGCCATCAATATGGTGATGCTCTCTGCCACCCTGGATCATCCCGAGTATCTCGCCCAATGGCTCGGCACTCTGAAGCAGAAGCCGATTCACTTGATTGAGACCCAGTATCGAATTGTGCCGCTTACACACTATCTTCTCCAGTCACAGGTGCCTCTAGAAAAGCTTATCACCCTCCTGGACGATAAGGAGGTCTATTACGAGCAGGCCTATCTATCCTGGATTCGCGCGCAACAGGGTCAAGAGCGTGAACTTCGTGCCTTTCAACAAAAAACAACGGAGGCGCGACGTCTCGGTCAAACGGGTGGAGTGGACGGAAAAGTACACTCCTCGCATTTCGTTCACCAACTCAATGAGGCCATCCTCTTTCTCGAAAAGAAGGAGCTCCTTCCCGCTCTCTTCTTCGTACTAAGCCGAAAGCAATGCGAGTCCTATGCGAAGAAAGTGGAACACACCCTCTTGAGTACTTCTGACACCGCTACCGTCAAACATATTATTAGCTTTCACCTTCATCGGCATCTTGCGAACCTTGAAGTCGTTCCTCAGTATCATCAGATCTATGATCTCTTGTGCCGAGGAATCGCCTTTCATCACAGTGGACTTCTACCCATTCTGAAAGAGATCATCGAAATCCTCTTCACCAAAGGGTTTGTCAAAATGATGTTCTGCACGGAGACCTTTGCAGTGGGACTGAATATGCCGACAAAGACGGTGCTCTTTGCGGGGTTCAAGAAATATGATGATACAACGGGTCACATGCGAATGCTACGCAATGATGAATACCTTCAAATGGCGGGGCGCGCAGGTCGCCGCGGAAAAGATGACAAGGGCGTCGTCATTTATCTACCGGATCGCGAGCCAGTGTATCCTGAGGAAATGTATACGATGATGAAAGGTGCCCGCCCACCACTCCAAAGCCGGATGGACTTTCACTATGATTTCCTGCTGAAAACCCTTCAAGCCTCTCCTCCTAATCAGCCCTTGAAATGGCTCACCATCATGGAGCAGAGCTACTGGTTTCAACAGCAGCAAAAGGAGATCACAAAACAGCGCACAGAACTATCCCTTCTGGATACGAAGCGTGATGAACTCCATCTGATCGAGCCCTTTCTTAGCGGATGTGTCAAGCGATTGGAGCTGGAACAGCGGATGAAACAGACCGTGAACGCCGAGCGCAAACATCTACAACGCGAACTCGACAGTGTGAAAAATAAGCAGCTGGGGCCAAAATGGACCAAATCACTTGCTGACTACCAGATGCTACATGTGATCGAACGGGAGCAGCAGCAGATTGTAAACCATCTGGCAGAATTAGAAGGGCACCAGCGCAGCATTCAGCCCATTGTCACATTCTTGTATGAGACGGGATACCTTCGACATGCGGATCCTCTGACGCTCACCAATGAAGATCTCGGACAAAAGGGGATTCTTGCAACGGAAGTCAACGAAGGTCACCCAATCTTGATGACCGAGCTCTATGTGGGTGAATCACTTCATGGTCTAACCGGCAAAGAACTGGTATGTGTTCTAACCTGCTTTCAAGAAGCCAAAGAAACAGAAGATGCCTCTTCTGTTTCAGAACTTCATGTCAGTGCCGCGGTTGTCTCTGCCCTGAAGCAGATCCAGGACATGGCACATACCTTTGAGGATCTGGAGCATCGTATCAGTTTGCCAGTAGAAGGGTATTGGTCCCTCTCCACACAGATGGTCGAACCCATGTGGAGATGGATGGAAGGAGAACATGCTTCCGTCATTTGCGCGGAATATAACTTGTTTGAAGGAAACTTTATTCGCGCCATAATGAAAACCGCCAATATGTTGGAGGAATGGCTCTCGATGGCAACCTACTCACAACACACCGATCAGATTAGCAAAATTACAGAGGCCAAATCCCTTATCATGCGCGATCTGGTTGTATCAGACAGCCTATACTTGCGACTAAGCTAACTCACTCTTGTTCCAATTCTGAAAGAGGAGCTCCACTCGCTCGCGAATCGGCAGAAGATTCGGATAGAGTCGCTGGAGCGTTGTCGTATCCAGTTCATTGTTAGAGCGCCCCGAAAGCAAAATCTTCGCCTGTTCCTCCTGCGTAAAGTTCTCCCACAAAAAGGTCGGATCCACATATTTTTGATAGAGTTCCAGGATTTCATTGTGCTCCACCGTGCCAGGATTCGTTAGATTGATCGTCCCCGTCGTCTTTTTTAGGGCCAGATCAATCATGACAGGAAGCATGTCCTCCAATACCGTCATGCTATTTGCAATACTGCAGATCTTGGCATAATTGGTGATCTTGGTAACAAAATTACGAGGATGATGATAACCCACAATTGGCATGCGAATGCGGAGATTGAGAACAGAATCCTCAAAGAAATGCATAAGGCGATCCGTGAATCCCTTCACAGTCGAATAACCGCTACCGAAGAAATTGGGAGAGTCTCTCTCCTGGAACATGCGTTGTTCCTCGGAATAAGTGAAAATGCACCCCGTTCCGAGATAAGTGACATGGATTCCATACTTCCGACCAAGAAGCGCAAGAACAAGGGGTGAATACAAATTATCGCGAACATTCTCTACGAGTTTTCCCTTTTGTTCCAGATAGTCAATGGTGGAATATCCTGGGCCATGGGTTCGCCCGATCAGACAAAGAATACGATCCGCATCACTTGTCATTATTTCCGCCTCTACACCAAGCTCATTATCCGCCCGTGCCCGAGCCTTAATCACAACATGTCCTTGCTTCCGAAGAAGCTTCACCACCATACCCCCAATCCATCCGTTGCTACCATAGACAAGCCACCTCATTTACTGTATGATATCCGCACTGGTTTAAGCTATTCTTGGAATCATGACATCTAAAGACACCCCTCATTGTATGGATAAAATGAATCACTGGTACGAACTCGAATTGGTACGAACCAATCCATCTGTTAACGCCTATTACACGGGCGATATCATCAATTATTCGGATGCTAATGCGGGATGGGATCTTCATGCCGCCGAGGAGGTGACGGTCGAACAGACTCCACAGTTCATTCCATTTGGTGTTATTGTTCGAATGCTGAAAGTGGAGCCGATGCCGCATGGGACATCCAATGAGTATGTGAAGACGGATAGCCACTTTTTCTTGGTACCACGATCCTCTATTTATAAAACGGGTCTACTCATGGCAAATTCTCCAGGAATTATCGACAAAAGCTATCGTGGAGAACTCAAGGCACCTGTATGGTCCATGACAGGTCATTCACAGGTGAAACTGGGAGATCGCATTTTTCAAATTGTGGCACCAGATATGGGGTGGATTCGTAACATTCGCGTGGTGGAATCGCATCCTGAAACGGAACGAGGTGCGGGCGGATTTGGTTCAACAGGCATCTAAACGCATTCTCTATAGAATAGACAATGACGTACTACTCAGACCATACTTGGCCTGAGCTTGGTGTTACCTATCAATGGAACAATGCAACGATTATCGATTCGATTCATACAAAGAGAGATACACATGTGGAAATGGTGGAGCGCCCCAACTGGGGTGTTGCTTGTTATATGAATAATGCCATTCAGAGTTGTGAGCTGGATGAGGCAATATATCATGAAGCTCTGGTACATCCTGTGATGGCAAGTATCTTTGAACCCAAACGGGTTATGATTATGGGGGGAGGAGAGGGTGCAACAGCAAGAGAAGTTCTGAAATGGCCCACGGTCGAACAGGTCGATATGTATGAATGGGATCAGGAAGTCGTACAACTCTTTCAAACGAAATATCCACAATGGGCCAAAGGAGCATGGGATGATCCGCGTCTTACCATTCATCATCATGATATGATGGAAGCCATTCAAACTCCGCCTGATCGACTGTATGATGTGATTATTATCGATTTGTTTGATCCGTGCAAAGAAGATCGTGCGCTATGGACCACCCTTTTTCAACATCTTCCTAACTGGGTGACGATGGATGGTTCCATTGTACTCTATGCAGGAATGCGTTGCATCACACAACCGATCCAGCCTTATCAATTTCTTCTACAACTACTTGATGAAAGCCCACTGTATTATATGAAGCATGACACTCGTGGAGAAGTGATTCCCTATCGTGTCTATATCCCATCCTTTTTGGGAGAAAGTACTTTTCTACTTCTTAGATCAAGTGCATCGCAACTTCTCTGTCATAAAATGGAAGAAGTATCACATATCACAAAGGATGTATGGCAATCTTACCAAACATTTAATGGCTAAGGGTAGATGGTGTTTTCCATGGAGTGTATGTATTAGATGCTGCGATCGTCACGGTGGGCTCTATCTTATCCGATATGATAGGCTCATGTGTGGGTTGAAAAACGGATAGATCCATTCTCTCTCTTTCTTGTATCAACTGAGACAAGCGCTGCTGGTTTTCTTGATGCAGAGAGGAATTGGAGGGACGATCCGCAGTCATATGCTTGTCAAAGCGCCGCATACCACACCGACTCATTCTACTACGATGATTTAAAAATTGAGGAAGATGCATACACAGAAATACATTATACGATGACCGCATTCATTTCCTCTCAGTTGGGAATCAATCAAGTCGATGCACCTCCCTCACATCTTCGCGGAATCCTCCAGACCAAAGATTATCACCACTTCATGATTCTAAGCGACACGGGCAATCTCCTTCATGAGTTTATCGGGGCAAAGCAAGCCAATAAATGTCTTCCAGGCGATCATGTGGGGTGGACTAACCAACAATGCGAACTGGAGCTACGCGATCAACATCCCCTTCTGGCAGGAACATTGGAGCTGACAAGTAAATCCACTTATGGAATGACCCGCCGAGGACATTTGATGTATCTCTGTACGCCCTATGACAAACGCTATCCTCCTTTCATTGTTGGATCATCGGAAAAGGATCGCAGTCAGAATCTGATTGTTCTGATTCAGTTAGAAGAGTGGGTTACCCAGTTCCCTCGAGGAAGCATTCAACAAACACTGGGCCGGTCGGGAGAAGAGAAGGCCGAACTCGAGGCGCTTATTTGGCAGGCATGCCCTTGGCGATATCCCGTGTATGCGTATCAACCCACGCTTCTCCAATCCGTTTCACGAACACGCCTATCAGGAACTACCTTTCATATCGATCCCGAAGGATGCCGTGATGTAGATGATGTGATCACGGTGGAGCCCATCAATGGAACAGACAACTGGCGTATCACGATCACGATCAGCGATGTGGCTGCCTTTGTGGAAGAGGGGGGTGCAGTTGATATCATGGCCTCTCTCATCGGTCAGACACTGTATGATACCGATGGTCGTGTGCTTCGCCCCATGCTACCTGCCGAATATTCAGAGCAGACTTGTTCGCTCCTTCCAGGTAAAGAGTGCTATGGAATCTCACTGCAGTTCATCTGGGATACCATTGCAATCCGAGACCCAACATGGTTTCAGTCCATTCTCACCGTGAATCAGTCCTATACCTATGAGGAGTTTCAGGTTTCGGATTCTCCTTTTCGACCCGTTCTTCAGGCCATTGCATCCCATTTGGCAAAGAAGCCCGTAACAGACTCACATGAATGGATCGAGCAGATGATGATTCTCTACAATACCGCGGCAGGAAAGCAACTGAAAGCGATGAAACAGGGTATTGTGCGCCGACACTCTGCGCCCGATCGTGAGCGACTCCAGGCCTATCAATCACACTGCCCTGAACTTGAAATGTTGGCCTTCTCTTCGGCGGAGTACTGTTTGGCAGAGGAGGAAGATACCCAACATCATGGCCTGGATTCCGATCACTATGCGCATGCTTCCAGTCCCATTCGTCGCTATGCCGATCTGGTAAACCAGCGGGTACTTACCAACTGGATTCAGGGATCAACCGATTACTACATTGTTCCGCAGGCGATGTATGACATGAACCTACGAGGAAAAGCAATCAAGAACTTTGCACGCGATACTACCTTTCTCCGCGCGATCAGCACCCATCAAATGAGCTTTGAAGGGATCATTATGGAGAAGAACCCGATGGAAGGAGGCTTCATCAAAATCAAGATCTATGTTCCACAATGGAAACGAATGGTCTCCACCACCTATCGTATGATCGAAGATCATGTACTTTCACGCGATGAAAAGACGGAGATCGATGTAACGCTCTATCGCAAGGTAACCATTCAATATGCGTTTGTACTACAGAATCGAAACTGGAAAGAACGTGTCATTCTGAATATTGGCTGAAAACAGCCTAAATTCAAACAGACGAGTATATCATAATATGTATGCATGGATTGACCTCTATATGCAAAAACAAACACCACATCCATTTACAATCCAGACACATAAGAAATGTGACTGTCCGTTTGATCGTATGGTTCAACAGCGCATGAAACAAATGATTCATTTTTTTGATTCAATTTGTAAAAAATAACCTATACAAGTGTATTCCTTGATTTATCAATAGTAAATACAATATCATCATATCGGCCTTTAATCGATCGCAAGTCATACACATTTACAAATGACTTCAAATGATCTGGCACTGCATTTCGAAGATGTTCGATCCACTCCAATGACTGCACATCCTCGATGATTAGAATTCCATCCTCTGTCATAATTTGTGAATATAATTTTATAAATTGTGTCATGCTCTCCAGTGTATGTGGGCCATCATCTAACATCATATCGAATTGAATATTATGTAAGAAATGTGATGTAAAAAATGCTTCATCATATGCATCGACGGATGAATACACCACAATGTTATTTTTATGTTTAAGTTCATCCCAAATATGGGTACTCGGTAAAATGTCTACCGCATGCACCATCGCATTTGTAAAAAAATCACCCCATAATTTTATGCTTCCACCATACAATATACCAATTTCCAATACATTTTTCGCAGTATCTTTTTTATGAGACAGTAGTGTTTGATAGAGCTCTAAATAGGAATGTACTGTATTTTTGTCCGTTCGTGCATGATCCGCCAGTTCAATCAGACTCATTTACTATGATGATTGTGGGAGTTATTTAAGTGATGAGAATGTATCAGTGATAAAATCAAAAACCAATAAAATTGACAAATGCAGAGTCTAAATCGGTATAACAGTTTCTATCTCCAAGACAGAATGCCAGCCGGTTTCAATCAACATTCTTCTGATATCGAGTCTGTCGTGGGCGTCCAGTTCAGCGTCCTCTCTCCTGAGGAGATTGAGCGGAGCTCTGTGGTGGAGATTACTACACAAACACCCTATGAAGGGAATGAGCCCAAAATTGGAGGCCTGTTTGATCCACGCATGGGCGTTCTGGACAATGGAAAAATCTGCCGCACCTGCGGCCAAACGAATCATGGCTGCCCCGGCCACTTTGGACACTATCGATTGACCCGTCCTGTCTACTATATTCAGTTTCATGCTATGATTATGAATGTTCTCAAGTGCATCTGCATCCGCTGCTCCAAACTTCGAATTGACAAGGATCTCCCCAAGAACAGAGATCTTCTTCTTCGAAAGGGCGAGGCGCGCTGGAAAAGTGTTCTGGAGGAATCTTCCAAGATCAAACGCTGCGGCCAAGAATGCGAGGATGGTTGCGGCGCCCCCCAGCCCGATAAGTTTACACGCGAGGGCATTGCGCGCATTGTGGCGCACTATCAGGAGCTCAAACAACAGCAGCCGCTGGAAGTGGAGTATGTGCATCGCCTGTTCCGTCGCATTTCGGATGAGGATGTTGACTTCATGGGTCTGAGTCGCTTCTGGTGCCGCCCTGACTGGATGATCTGCACGGTGCTTCGCATTCCGCCCCCGCAGGTTCGCCCCTCCGTCGTACAGGACAACAATCAGCGCTCCGAAGATGACTTGACGCACAAGCTGTTCGACATCATCAAGAACGACCGAACACTCGCACAAAAGATCGAAAACAATTCAAGCAAGAATGTCATTGATGAGATGACGAATGTCGTCCAGTATCATGTGGCAACGCTGGTTGACAACGACATTCCTGGTGTGGCTCCCTCGGCGCAGCGCAGTGGTCGCCCCTTGAAGTCCATTCAGCAGCGCCTGGGTGGCAAGGAAGGTCGTATCCGTTACAACATTCAGGGCAAGCGTGTGGAGTTCTCCGCGCGTTCGGTCATTACACCCGATCCGAACCTTAGTGTGGCAGAGATTGGTGTGCCGATCGAGATCGCCATGAACCTGACGAGCCCTGAACCGGTTACGCCCTATAATCTCAAGAAGCTCTATAAGTTGGTGCAGAACGGAGCAGATAAGTGGCCGGGCGCCAAGACGATTGTGCGAAAGGATGGTCGCATGATTTCGCTGAAGCATGTGAAAACGGAGGAGATTGTTCTCTATGAGGGTGATGTGGTGAATCGTCACTTGCTCGACAATGACATTCTCCTCTTTAATCGTCAGCCGACACTGCATAAGATGTCGATGATGGGACATCGCGTGAAGGTTCTGCCATACAAGACCTTTCGCATGAATGTTCTCGCGACTCGTCCCTACAACGCTGACTTCGACGGTGATAAACTCCCCTTATTCTAAGGGACATCTTGTCACCAACAGGTAGCCACCTTGAATGTTGTGATTGTCACATTCAAGGACTAATGGTGTAAGCATCACAATTTGTACATGTTGCGCGGCATGTGCGAATAATATAACTACCTAGTAGAAAATTTGATTGAATATAAATTAATTTAATTGCCAGAATGAACAAATTATTAGAAGATAACTCACAAGTTGTCGGTCATATTTACCTCATGACAAATACAAAAACAAATAAATACTATGTTGGACAAACACTTTCTCATCGAAAGAATCGTGGGAAATATAGGCCATTTGGATATATGGGACGCTTTCAAGATCATATCAGTGAAGCAATATGTAACACCAAAAAGAAACAGTGTACATATCTGAATAACGCGATACGACTGCATGGTAAGGAAGCGTTTCATTGTAAATTGCTTACAATGTGTCTAAAGAGCGATCTAGATACACAAGAGGAGCATTACATTAAGGAGTATAACTCACTCTATCCAAATGGCTATAATCTCACACTCGGTGGAAAAGTGTTTAAAAACATAGAAACAATAGTTGTTGAAAGTACATCTCCTACCAATCCGTCTAAAAAACGGGGAGGATGCACGAGTCGCAGTAAAGAAACTCGTGCAAAAATGACAGAACGATTGAAAGAAGTTATGGGGACTCCAGAGGCTAGAGAAAAGCTAATGAAACAGAGTCAAACACAACATAGTGCGATAAAGCTTTCAATGTTCAAAGATGTAATAGTTGACATGAATAATATAGACCAATATATCCGAGTTCGAAACAACAAGGATGGTTCAAAGTTCATTAAACTTGTCATAGGAGATAAGAAAACATCATTTACAGGTAAATATGAGACGATTGAGGAATTAAAAGAAAAGGCAATTGAATTTATAAAAACAATCAATTATTCTGCAACACTTCCAAACTGTTCGGGAAACCCCTAAAACTTATACTACCAAAGCACTTGTGAAAGCAACTGTCTGGCTCTAGAGAAATACTGGAGGTAGGGTAAAAATGTATAAGATGAGCATTATGCTGAGATGCAAAATGGGCAATCCGCAGCCAAGCTTCTACGTCCGCGAGGATAGGATAGGAAGACGGTTCAGAGACTAAATGGTAGTGGGTCATATATGACGGTCTAATCAACCCGATATGGCTTAAGATATAGTCCGCCCCCCTTGGAAACTTGGGGGATCGTTCGGAGATGAACGCGCACCTGCCTCAGAGCTATGAGGCCATGGTAGAATTAGAAGAAATAGCGGCGGTGCCGCACCATATTATCACACCGCGACATGCAAAGCCGATGATCGGTGTGTATCAAGATACCCTGGTGGGTTCCTACCGCCTGACGCAGCCAGGCATCGAGTTTACGCAGCGCGAATTTATGAACTTGATGATGTGGAACAAGCGTTTCGACGGTCTGATGCCGATTGCTCGCATTGTAGATCGTAAGCGCTGGACGGGCCAACAAGTACTGAGCGCACTGTTGCCGCCTGTTAATATTGAAATGCCAAACAAATCATATAATCGTACAACAGACAACAAAGATTCAGTCAATTATGTGAAGATCGTAGAAGGTAACATCATACAGGGTGTGGTGGATGGTGATATCTATATGAAGCCGTCAAAGGGTATCGTCCATGTATCCTACAACGATCATGGTCCCACGGACACCGTTAACTTGCTGGACTCCCTTCAAAATACAGTCGAAAACTTCCTCGTCCTGAACGGATTCAGTGTCGGCATCAGCGATTTGATTGCCGATGAGGAGACCAATCGCCAGATTCAGGAGAAGATCCAGGAGCGTAAGAAGCAGGTCGAGCAGGTGATTCTGCAGGTTCATCTGGACTTGTTCGATAACAACACAGGCAAGACCAACCAGCAGGAGTTTGAGGATCAGATCTTCGGTATTCTCAATCAGGCGACTTCGGATGCAGGGAAGACGGGTCAGGAGTCACTTTCGAGCGAGAATCGTCTCTTGGCAATGGTCCGTTCGGGTTCGAAGGGAGAGCCGCTGAATGTGGCACAGATGATGGCGTGTCTGGGTCAGCAGGCCATTGAGGGCAAGCGTGTCCCCTATGGCTTTACGGATCGTACGCTTCCACACTACAAGAAATATGACGACAGCGCAGAGGCGCGTGGATTCATTGAGTCATCCTTCATTCGTGGTTTGACGCCGCAGCAGTTCTTCTTTCACGCCATGTCAGGTCGCGAGGGTCTGATTGATACTGCTGTAAAGACTGCGGATACAGGATATATTCAGCGTCAGCTCGTCAAGTCCATGGAGGATTTGACGGTTCAGCATGATGGCACGGTGCGTGATGCCAATAACAACATTATCCAGTTCCACTATGGTGAAGATGGAATCAACCCGACTAAGATTGAGACACAGGGTTTGCCGCTGGAGGCGCTCTCGCAGGAGGACATTCGGACCGTCTATGGTATGCAGAATCAGGATTGGAGCGCGATTCTGAAGAGTGGTACGATTCGTGAGAATGATGAGTTGATTGTCCAGGCGTATGTGGAGGAGCTCATTCGCGATCAGAACATGATTGTAGAGGAAGTCTTTCAGAAGAAGACGCATGAAGATGGCAGCATCTTTGCTCCCGTGAACTTGGCGCGCTGGGTTCTCAATATCAAGACGCGGTTTGGAATCAAGGGGACCGAGCAGACCGATCTGACTCCAAAGGTGGTTTTGGAGGGGATCAACAAGGTCATTGGTCGCACGCATCCTTATCACAAGATCTGGTGTGCTCTTCTGCGTTTCCACCTTGCGCCGCATAAGATTATTGTCGAGGCGCGCTTTACAAAGAATGCATTCGAAGTGCTGATGGAGCTCATTGTGGTGACGCATATGAAGTCATGGGTGCAGCCAGGAGATCAGGTGGGAATCGTGGCGGCGCAGTCGATTGGTGAGCCTGCTACACAGATGACGTTAAATACGTTCCACCAAGCCGGTGTAGCCAGCAAATCGGCCGTCACGCGAGGTGTGCCGCGTCTGCGTGAACTTCTCAAGGTGACACAGAATCCAAAGGCAACCTCGCTTACGATCTATCTGAAGCCCGAATATCGTCAGAGCAAGGACAAGGCGCGCGAGGTCGTGCAGGATCTGGAGCTGACGGTGCTTCGCAACATCACAGACAAGGTTGCGATCTACTGGGATGAAACGGATGCAAAAACCGTGGTAAAGGAGGATATTCCATTGATGACCTTCTACCGCCAGTTTGAAATGGAAACGCAAAGCGCCAGCTGGTCGAAATGGATGTTGCGCTTGGAGCTGAATCGTGAGGAGATGTTTAACCGCAATATTTCCATTCAAGAGGTTGTATCCGTTATCAAGGCACAGTTTAACAACGACATCAATGTCGTATATAGCGATTACAACTCGGACAATCTCGTGATGCGTATTCGTCTTCCTAATCGTAATGATGATACCGCGTCGAATCTGGACGAGTTCACCAATCTCAAGAAGTTCCAGAACAAATTGCTGAATAGCATCGTGATTCGTGGTCTGCCTGGTATTAAGGCCGTTACTTTCCGCAATGACAAGCAGTTTGTGGAGATGGTGGAGGGTCGTTATCAGGAAGTGGAGCAGTTTGTGCTGGATACGGATGGATCAAATCTTATCAAGGTCATGAATCATCCTGCCGTGGATGGAACACATGTGTATTCTACAAATGTATGGGACATCTATGAAGTACTTGGAATCGAGGCAACGCGTGCGATTCTCTTTAATGAAATCAGCGGTCTCTTTGACAGTGTGGGTGTCAATTACCGTCATCTCTGTCTGCTGTGTGATGTGATGACCCGATTCGGTCGCTTGATGTCGATTGATCGTTATGGCATCAACAAGAACGATATTGGTACACTGGCAAAGGCATCGTTTGAGGAGACGGAGAAGATCTTGCTAAAGGCTGCGTTGTTTGGAGAGGTGGATCCCGTGACGGGTGTGTCGGCGAACATTATGATGGGACAGGCGATTCGCGGTGGAACGGCATTCTCCCAGATTCTTCTGGACGACCAGGCACTACCTGTGCTCTTGAAGGAGATTGATGTGGAGAGAGGCAGACTGGATCAGGAGGAGGAGGGTGATTTGGATCAGATGGAAGAATCTCGCCCCTCGGCAGATGATCCATGTGCGCTTACACAGTTCCAGATGAATATGGTACTGCCTACTACAGAGGTGCCAATTGAAATGCAATTGGAAGAGCCTGATGTAGAGATTGACATTGTTGATGCATAATCTAAAGATAAAACGGAATAGATAACGTATGGAAATAGTGCGACCGATATGGGAAAAGGTATCACTGTTTAAAAGGATGGATCTGCCATTAGAGTGCGATCTGATCTTGGAGTCGAATCAAGTCGATCATGTGAATTCACCAGAAGAGTCCGCATTGCATCAATGTCGAAATCGTATCAATCAATATGAAGAGTCGCTTAGTAATGGTAAAAATTGGGAGTATTATAAGAAAATTGTAAACCCATTTGAAATCGTGTATACACAGAAAAAATATCATAATTTTCCTGAGTCCATTTGTTTTTTAAAGCCGCTTTCTCGATCGTATTTTAAGATGATTGAAATGTTGGATCTCCTCCAATTTTTTGAAATGTTTCCACAGGAGCCCATTCGAACCGCCCATGTATGCGAGGGTCCTGGTGGGTTTATTGAGGCACTATTCGATGAAGCAGATAAACAGAAGCGGGCGATTCATACCAGTGTTGCTATGACATTGAAATCTCGAAAGACAAACATTCCTGGATGGAAGCGTGCCACCCATTTTTTACAGAAAAATAAGAATGTGAATATTATCTTTGGCAAAGATCATACAGGTGATATCATGAAACCAGAAAATCAACAGTATTTTATCGATTACACTGCGCAACCCGATCAAGAGCGAACGATCCATATTTTTACGGCGGATGGAGGATTCGACTTTTCATGCGATTATATGAAGCAAGAGACGATGGTTTTTCCATTGTTGCTGGCATCGACCAAAATTGGCTTAGAAGTATTGAAAGTAGGCGGAGTCTTTATTCTAAAGCTGTTTGATTTCTATCATCAATGTACGATTGATCTGCTTCGTCTGCTCTCTTTTCACTTTGAAGAGTGGACTCTGTATAAACCGTGTATGAGCAGGCCATGCAATCCAGAGCACTACTTTATTGGAAAAGGGTTTACAGGCTGTTCCAATAAAGTGCTTGATGTGATGCGATTGTGGTGTAGCATGTTAGAACACGGCCAGCCCCTGGAGTCTCTATTTGTTCCTCATCGTATGGATTGTGAGTGGCTTCAACAGGCGCGACATACTTCCTTTCAACTGCAGACAGAGTATTTGGAGCGTGTCTTTTCCATTATTGATAGTAATAATGATGACGAGATTCACGCCTATTTGAAGAGAAATGAGAGGTCAAGTTATGAATGGTGTGTACGATTTAAGGTGCCGATTTTTTCGCGTCGCTGCCGTTTAATTGAGGTGTCACAAAGCGATCTACAAGCTTCTTTCCCACAATGACGGAGGCCTGGTGTTGAGACATGTTTCCATTTCCCATTTGATCCAGTAGGGTGAGCATGCTTTGAATGGGGGCAAGATCCTGACGGCCAATCACCTTTTTGAAAAGTTCCGGATAGTTCTCAATAAATTCAGGGACACGGGTACGAATGGTCTCTTCCGAATCACCTTGTGACATCCAGAGGGCAATGTCTTGTAACATGGTACGAACATAGTGGGCGCGATTCGTGGGGTCATATTCTAGAGCTCTGGCTTCTGCTTCGGCGGTGGCTTCTGCAATGCTTTGACGGTCAAGAGCGGGTAACGACTTCTTCGACATGCTACGATCTGAATTGGAGTAGAAAAAAGGTTTTATATTAACTCACATGAATAGAATATTTCATATGACAACACCTCCTGAGCGCCAGACATCTGCTGCGCCAATCCGTGTAACAGAACCATTAATACATAATAAGGATTCTGCCAATCTTAATATGGATATTGCGAAGGTACAATCAAGTTCGGTAACGATGAATCAATATCTTCCTGTTCGAAGTCCACTGAAAAGTGGTGCCGTAATAAAAACACAAGGGTTTACCTCGGGACCCTATTCTGAATCAGCCGAATATGCTCTGTGTGTCATTGGTATATTGTGTATCGTGTATGGCGTCGTTGCAAAATAGTGACGGAATATAATAGTAGATGTGGGATACGGAGGACATATGGGATAATGAATCGACCGGTATTATTGTTGCAGGAATTGATGAAGATTTTCGAAAGCGCCTGTTAAAAGCAAAGCATCGGCTTTATTATGCCATTATTTTTGCTCCCGCACTGGGGACAAAAGAGGCGCATGATAATCGGTTGCTTCAAGTCTATTTGCGTAAGTTGAATGCCTTTTATGTATTAGCGGTTCGCGCACAAGATGCACCCATTGAGGATACAAAGTTACTCATTTTTCCAAAGAGTACACGTCCTATAATGAAAGAGGTATTGGATTGGATTACTATCTATTTTCAAAAGAACAGTATTCCTCATACCATTCCATATGAACAATGCATTAAAGCTAATTTACATACCTATCAGTTTATGCAAAATTTTATGATACCCCAGTAGAAATGCCTTCTGTGCAAGAATGCCCAAAAGGGTACCGACTGCGTAAAGGTTATACTCGCAGGTTTAGACAAAGTATTGCCTCCTCTGGATATACTGTGCGCCGAAAAGGGAAGGTAATTACTGTTCGTCCAACGACAGATGCGATTCATGTACCGTCCGGTTGTATTAAGGAACGCACTCATACCAAAAAAAGCAATACAAATCAAGATAAAACGAAAAGTCTACGAAAAGGTGTGATTACATCATACGGATATCAATGGGGGCTATCTGATCCCCTTCGTCATCGTGCTCTCAAGAAGGTCATTAAGGAGTATGGTGTGTTCCCTGTGTACAATCGATTGAATACGGTAGCCACATTATCTAAAAAAGCAGGTCATCCAGGACGTATGCGATTTGAGCAAGATGTGCAGTGGATTCAAAGACATTATTCTGTAACAAAATAAGTTGCTCTTCATTTGTTGATACCATCGACAAGAAAGAGAAATGTAGAAAAGATTTCCCATAATTGGTTGTAGGGAGTGAGTAGGAGGATGAGTTCGAAACCACTAACTCATGTATCAAGAAAAGATGTACTGCGATCCCTCGCACTAGGTGATAATTCTGGCAGGCCAGAACCTGGTAGTCCAGTACCTGGTTCGCTCTATCCTGTAGGAGCTCCATCTAATCCGATACAATTCACACCCATACCATCCGCACCCATACCATCCGCACCCATACCATCCGCACCTATGCCTCTTATACCAATGGCGCCTGCGCCCATAATGATTCAAAATGAAGAATCAGATATACCAAATCCAAATGAATTGTGGTCTTTTAGCGGCACCATTTTCTATTTCGCCTTTTTTGGTGTATTCTTTTATGTGATCGTATTTGGTGCCAGTATGCTAAATCAACTCAGTAATATATCGGATAATGACTGGGCGGATACTCGTTGCAAGCCATGGGTATTACCCATTGCGGGATGGTTAGGACCAAAAGGTACAAGTGCTTCTGATAATTTCAACTTTTGCATGGGCGGTATTTTTAAAACACACTCCATGCCATTTGTAGGCTCCATTACCTCGTCCTTTTCACAATTTACAGGTATACTGGGCTCTCTTTTTGATGCTGTGGGTTCGATTCAGGCCACCATTGCAACATTAGGAGGCGGTATCAATACCGTATTTCAAGAATTTACCGAGCGCATTTCCTATTTTTTCTTTAAATTGCGAATGAGCGGCATTTATTTGAAGACGCTCTTTGGACGATTGTACGCGATCCTCTTTTCCGTTATGTACATGGGAATGTCAGGAATTACAGGAATGACGTCTTTTACCAATACCTTTCTTTTTTCATTCTTGAATACGTTCTGCTTTCCTGGAGAAACGGAGGTTATTGTAAAGAATCCAACGGGTACACCTGTACGCACCCCCATTAAGGATGTGAAGATCGGTGATGTTCTTTTACCAGGTCATACTACTGTTACCGCTCTCTTTCGATTTTATTCAAAGGGTCAGCCTATGGTTAAACTAGGCCCCGTTACCGTGAGTACCAATCATTATCTCATGCACAATGGAAAACCGATTATGGCAGGGGATCACCCCCATGCGATTCAGCTGGGGCCATGGAATTCAGATGACTTGCTCTATTGTCTCAATACAACCGATCATACGATTCCGATGGAATATCTGACCTTCCTGGATTATGATGAAGCACCTGAATGCGATGAGCCAACCCTGCGATGGATCGAGAAGACTGTCAATGCAAAGGAGAGTACCGCCACAAATTATGCCTATAAAGATGCCTGCTTTGCCATTAATGAAGAGGCAAAGATTAAGACGATGCATGGTCTGGTGGCGGCGAATCAAATTCAAATTGGTGATTATCTTACAACAGGATCCGAGGTAGTGGGTATCATCCGCCGCCAAGTCAGTGAAGTATGCACCCTCTCTGATAACGTATCCTTGACTCCTGCTACACTCCATTGGGATCAAACGTCAAATCAATGGAAGAGAATGGGAGAACATCACGCATACTGCGCCCATCATGCAGAATTCATATCGTTTGTTGTCGTTCCTAACTCGCAGATTGAGCTGGAAGATGGAACGCGTGTAAGAGATTATATGGAGGTCTGTTCTCCGGATTCCGAAATGTATTACGCGGAGCATTTAGAATCAACCGCATAAAGAGTTATTTTATTAGTAGGGAATCTCGTCCATAAGGAGATGGATGCAAAATGGCCTATTTTTCTAATGACCATTTTCCTATTTGCCGTCATGGGTGCGGTGATTGCAAGTATGGATCGAAATGTAATTATGAGCAATTGGGTCGATAACCGATGTAAGCTTTCTGTTATGTTTGCTTCCTTCCTTTTTAAACCAGATTCAGATCCACGCTCAGCAGGTGAATTTTCAGCGGATAACTTTTCATTTTGTATGCAATCTTTTGTGCAACAATTTATGGATATGCTAATGGTACCCATCAATGCTATCTTTTCAAAACAAATCAATATTGCAGACGCCGCCACAGAAGCATTAAATAGCATACAAAAAATATTGTCAACCGTGTATAATGCATTTACCGCATATTTAGGCAAATTTTTTGGTAGATTCACCTCATCTGTCTATGAAATGAGTCGTATTATTCAATATTTACATATGGCTGTCAGTCGCGCCAATGCCATGGCTGTATCTATGATTTATACTGGTCTCAGTATGTTTCGCGGAATGCTAAATTCGATTGAAGCAGTTATTAAGGTTGTTCTTATCATATGCGGTATCCTATTAATTATTTTAATTATATTGTTCATATTTTTCTTTGGGCTTATTCCTATTATTATTGCCGTATTGACAACCGTCGTCTTGTCCGTTACAATATTATCATTTGTTATGTCTCCCAGTGTTCGTAGTAATGCAGAGAGCAATAAATCAAATTGGACCTGTTTTGCAACAGGTACGCGCATTCATCGAAAAGGAGAATCAAGTGGAACATGTGTTGAGGGCATCAAAGTAGGTGATGAATTATCAGATGGAAGTCGTGTAACCGCAGTGATTCAATCAAATGGATCCCAGATTGAACTCTATGATCTTCTAGGTATTCGTGTATCAGGGTCTCATTTGGTAAAACAGCCCAATGGCGAATGGAAATCCGTTTCATCCGATAAGCGAGCCATTCAGCTTAAGGAGGTTTCTCCCATTTTGTACTGCTTTAACACGACATCCAACTGCATTCCCATCCAATCTCCTATTGATAATACTACCTTCTTTTTCCGCGACTGGGAGGAAATCGGAAATGACGATCATAAGGGACAATACATTTGGAATTACATGATGTCAAGCATGTTAAACCGTGGATCGGCAGATAAGGCATGGAAGCATAATCTCAAAATGGACTGCGAGGTAGCATTGGTTGGAAAACAGGTGCGTGTGAAAACCATGCATGGGTGGGTGCCGATCTCATCATTAGCGACTCCATTTGGAAAAGTAATGGATCGAATGGGGAAAGAGCAGGATATTTTAGGTATTGTTCATGGAGAAGTCGAAGGCGCCTATGAGGAAAATGAGACATGGCATACGGAACACTATGAAGATCATGATGGCCTTTGGATAAAGGGAACATCTACTGTGTGCCAAGGTACGCATCATCTTCAGGGGATGGCGCTCATTACCGAAACGGGAGAGTATATCGTATGGGATCCATCTGAACAAAAAGAGAAAATTGTTCGAGACTTTACGGAGATTGGCTATGATTCTATTCATGAGACCTATCCATTTGTAGAGGAGAGACTCCGGACCTACGTCCAAAGGACAACACCATAGATTATCTAAAGCGTAATAAGTAGAATGAAAACTGGGTTTCTCATCACAGGTTTAGTATTATTGCTCGTCGCCAATTTACTGATGGTCTATTCCAGCCGAAATGGTCGCAGTGAAGGGTTTATGGGTTATTTTCTTGAGAATGCAGGCCCATCGGGCCTTGGAAAGTACAAGTTGGAGCCGATTGGCGCATTTGATGATGTTCGTGTGACGCCCAACAATGGTGTTAGCTCATGGCGTGGAACCGATCCAAATGAGCCACTGTTGGGCCCTGCCTTTACACCCGGCCCTGACAGCCTCTTCATTTTTAAGAACAATCAATCGAAGCCCGAGTGCTGCTCGGCTTCTTATTCATCGGATACCGGCTGTGTCTGCACGAGTCCCGAGCAGAGAAACTACATTAACATGCGTGGAGGAAATCGTACGGTAGAAGACGGCGTCTAATCCATTTCAGTGTATACCATGATTATTAAAATGAAAAAAATCATTATAACAATCATTCGTTTTATCTAATAGAATGAATCCAGTAACAAACTCTCTATCTGCTGTGAATCGTGTGAACAGCGGAAGTAGCGCGAAAGTGAACACAAGTAGCGCGAAAGTGAACACAAATAGTGCGAAAGTGAACACAAATAGCTCATTTATTAGCGCTCCTATTTCAAATGTATCGGAATCAGTTAAGAAAATGATGAATGGTAATACCGCATCAGACTTTGCGAAACCAATCAACGAATCTATTAATTCTGCATTTGAAAGTGATACATCACCTTATGTATCCATTCCCATTATTATTGGGCTGGGTATATTAATTGTGTTGTTTATTATCTTCATTATCTTTCGCAATCAAATTGCTCTTGGACTAGATATTGTATGGCAAAAAATAAAAGCCTTATTTGGCTATTCTGAACCGGCCGTTCAACCTGCGCCACCGTCCTATGCCCCTGATTCACCAACCCCTGAGCCATCATCTATTGAGAAGATTCTACCAGGCAAGAAAGAGGTTTTCAATGTCGCACAGGACAAATATACCTATACGGATGCAGAGCCCCTATGTAAAGCATTTGGCGCTGAACTTGCCACCTACGATCAAGTAAAAGATGCGTGGAACAAGGGTGCAGACTGGTGCAATTATGGTTGGATCAAGGGTCAGTCGGCGGTTTACCCTACGCAGCAAGCCACCTATGATAAGATCCAGATGGGCCCTGAAGAGCAGCGAATGTCATGTGGTACCCCAGGTGTCAATGGAGGCTACTTTGACAATCCTGAGCTCCGATTTGGTGTGAACTGTTATGGTAGTAAGCCATCGGAAACAAACGCGGATGAGCGCAACCAGATGAAGAGAAATCATAATTTGACGCCAGAAACCATCCTATATGATAAGAAGGTACAAGACTATAAGGTCAAATTGGATCAGATTCCCGTAAATCCCTTTAAATCAGGTACATGGACCTCGTAAGTTATAGGGTTGTTATCAGTTCAGGCTCCTTTTGTGCGGGCAGGCCACTTTGTCTGAGTGTTTTGTGAAGGGTATATCCACGATTGGCGCGAATAAAGGTCATGATCTCAAGAGTTTCATCTTTGAGGCATCGATGACGAAAGTAGCCGTGAAGTAACTCCTCGACTTTGGAGAGGGAAAGGGGGTTTGGTTCACGCTTGGTTGCGACCTGAATTTTCCCTCGATTAATTTGAATGATGGCATTTTCCATACCTTGTTGTTGAAGTGTGGTAATAATTTGTTTTTCAAAGTCATCCTTGATCTTTCGAGAGGCGCCATATTGTTTGTAAAAGGAAGAGGCCAGATTACCATAATGTAACCAAGATCGTACATAAGTACCAATACCGGAGTCAGCCATGGTTGCTATCCATAGCGTTTTTAAATTGTTAGACACTCTTCACACAAGACGGGCACAGGGCGACTTTATTATGATTCCATAATAATATCGCAAAAATGAGGATGACAATAATGAAAATAATGGCAAATACACAAATAGCAATAATAAGATAAGGGAAAGATCGTTGAAAGATGTATTGTAGAAAAGGCTCAATGACGAGCTGTTGAATATAATTTTTGGTATCCGAACTGGCAAGAGATAATGCAAATTGGTCGATTTGTCCTTTTAATATATGAATAAATCGCTCTTTATCCTTTGTCCGGTCAGGTGGCATTTTGTTAGTGTGGTGAAATTAACCGATCTCTTCTAATCGCTGTGGTCAGAGATATGCCGACCTTTAAAGCTCCTCAATATTCTAAAATGATAAATGCAACAACAAAAGCAGCGGAGCCTTGTTATACCTTTCTTATTGAGTTCGTGGACTCAGAGGAGACCCCCACCTTCGTAGGGGATGATACCACATCTCTTTCACTGGAGTCCCTTCAACACACCATTCAAGAGAATGTTACCTGGTGGAATGGTGTCGTTCAATCCTTTTTGCAAGCCTCGGCCAAACTTTTTTCCAAGCCATATACGATTCAGCAGATTCATAAGATTGCAAAGCATACCCTTCAGGGGACTGAACCATCACAGTTTCCCGTTCATGTAACGGTACAGCCTGTTACCATTCAGATTCGTAATGGAGGCTTTTGGGTACATTGGAAATATACAACAGAGCCGCTACAGATTGATATCCCGGATCTGGCTGAACCAGATGATACGGTACAATCTACTACCTCTCTTCCGGTTCATGCACCCGTGATAGATGGGGTACATGAATTGAACCTGGATGACCTGCCGATCGATAAAAACGCTACGGAGGTGCCTCTCACGCTTGACCCGCCCACCAAGTTCTATGATAAACACAAGGTAAAAGAAGCTCGTCTAAAGGCGAAATTAGCCGTGTATCGAGCCCAGCATCATATGACGAGGTATTATGAAAAATACGGTACGGAACTGACGGACTCCGATACGGGTACGGGCTCCGATACAGGGGAGGACTCAGAAGAGGAGGTCCAACTTTGAAAAGACGTGTTCGGCATACTTTCTTATAAAATAATGCCCTCATTCTTTTATAGAAAGTAATGGCAGGTACAGAAATGAAGAACGTCGTTTTAATCGCCCTAGTTGTGTTGGTCATCGTATTTGTACTCTATCAATATGATTCGTCCCTGTGCGGACTGCTAAAAACCTATCAAGGCTTTGAAGATGTGAAGAGAGCAACCGAGAAGGAGGAGATGAACGCGCAGGGTGGCGTAGATGGCTTTGCTGACAAGCCAGAGGATGCAATGGACCCCAAGAAGGCGATGGCAGCAAATAAGGCGATGGGTGCCAAGATGGGTGCCAAGATGGGTGCAAATGGTGCCAAGGATGCCAAGGATGCCAAGAAGGCGGATGGCTTTGCCGACCTCAGCTCGTATGAGGGCCCGGCCAACTTCGGTGCCGCCGAGGCCCCTGCTGGCTGCTACCCACGCGACCAGATCACCCCCTCCGAGCTTCTCCCGAAGGACATGAACAGCATCTGGGCCGAGCAGAACCCAATGGGACCAGGCTCCCTGAAAGGCAAGAACTTCCTTAGCGCAGGTGCTCTCATCGGCGTCAATACCGTGGGCCAGAGCTTGCGTAACGCGAACCTCCAGTTGCGCTCGGAGCCACCGAACCCCCAGGTCCCTGTTAGCATCTTCCTTCAGTCGACGATTGCCCCGGATATCAGCCACCGCCCGCTGGAGATTGGCGCCTAAACCGCCAGTAGCGTCAAAGCCGCCAGTAGCGTCAAAGCCGCCAGCAGCGTCAAAGCCGCCAGCAGCGTCAAAGCCACCAGTAGCGTCAAAGCCGCCAGTAGCGTCAAAGCCGCCAGCAGCGTCAAAGCCATTTATTTTTCATAATTGTATTGTCAATTGGTATGATCGAATTTACAATACACTTGATAGAAAGTCATGATGAAGTATGTTATCCCTCTCCTTCTTGTGGTAGCCCTTGCAGTATGGTTTGTCAAAAATCGTTGCTCTATCGACGGCTTTGTCGATCAAATCTTACATCCACCGATGACCTATCCCTCCGCTGATGCGCATGGATGCGCCCCTGCCGGCGTGAATGCCTCTCCAGGATTGCCTCAGTATAAGCAAAATGCAAACAGCCCTCATGTGAACCCCGCCTACAAAAATGGTAATCCGCAAAATGTATTTGCAGAATATTTAAAACAACCTTAAATGATATCAGAATACATGTCGCAAAAGGATATTTTATTGGGATGCATGCTGATCGCTTATTTGATCCCCATCATTTATGTATATTGTCAATTTGCTGATAACCCCAGTATCTGTAATATCATCTGTAATGAAAAGGCCAAATATATGATTACTGCCTCCATGGTGATGATGGGTGCCTTTACCATACAATATGAACGAGAGCGAAAGGACATGACTTCTATGATAATTATTATATGTCTATTGTTTGGCATTTATGGTCTTATTTTTACATATAACTCATTTTGGATCCATTTGGGATTTGCAATCATCGCATTTCTCTCTATTTTAGGGTTCATGTTATATCATACTCAAAAGCATGGCTCAAATGGATTACGGATACTTCTTTTGATTGCAGCCTATTTTGCTATTATGACTATCGCATTTTTTAATCAAAACATTTTTCTAACAGAGGCTCTCTTTATTGGCACCTTTGCGGTTTATTATCTTTCTCTTCACTTTATGGAATCATAGTAGAATAGATGTCGATACTTGACAAAGCAACGGAGATGGTAAAAACCATTCTCGGTGGAGGCAACTATCCGACCGTCTATGTTACCTCTACCATTGATGGAAAACAATACAAGGTTCGTGATATGCCTGATAAAGAGAATGCTGCCAATCTAATGGCAAAACTACGTGCCCGTCTGGAGAAGCTCTGTCGTACCCTGGAAAAGAAGTACCCCGATAAGGTTCAGGTAAAACAAATGGTTCGTAATTTTCGTGCGGATCCCTCTCGTTTCATTGAGGCTACCCCTGACTCCGAGCATACCTCCTCCACGGTGAATAAAGGAGAGACGATCTACATGTGTCTGCGGCAGCGCGAGGCGGGAGATGAAAGCCTGGTAAATGAAAATGTGATGACCTTTGTGGCCCTTCATGAATTAGCCCATGTCTGCACGGAATCGATCGGTCATGGCCCTGATTTTTGGAATAACTTTGGCTGGCTCCTCAAAGAGGCCGAAGCCATTAATGTATATAAATATACGGACTTTGCCGCCCATCCTGTAAATTACTGTGGAGTCTATATCACGGATTCACCGAGATATGATCCCGCAAAAGATGGTACGAACTTTCAAATTGGTACTATTTCTAAGCGGGTAGACTAATCATCGTGAAATGGATCATTTGCTTTTTTTTATAAAAAAGCGATAGGGATGGAGTCAGAGATAGACCATATCTTACATCCAAAAGTACTTCATAGTCTGCATCAGCGTATTCCTCCGGTTCATTGTATCATCTGGAGGGGAGGAAATCGATATGATACCGTTGTACTGGATCGCCGAACCGATACTCAGATCTATCCATTTGATACTATTGATACCATCAAACGCATGCTGTGCTATCATTTCCGCCAGGATTCTGCCTTTATTCCGCGTTTTCTATTTGTGGGAGTCTCGCAAGAGAATCCTGAATCAAAAGAATTTCCCACAGAGGACACCACCTATCTCCCTATTGATTATTTGTGGTATCCAGCAGGATCTAATGACCCCACACAGCCCTATTATTTGAAGCATCCACTAAAGGCTCTACGAGAAGGAGATGATCGCTTTGTGACGAGGCAGGGAAGCTTTACCAGCCCGAATTATGACAATCGTGGGCGCACCATGATCGAGGATGTCTTTTTGAAACCAAGTGGTGGAAAACTACCCGTGTTCCATGTCTTTCCTCTTTCCACTCTGCTTCAAACCTATCAGGAGAGTCAGGCAATTGCAGAGGAAAACTGGAACAGGCGATTTGCGGCGTATTATCCTGATATCAGTCGAGGAGGACCTTATCAAGCAACGGATGCCGATCGAACCTTTGCAGAGAAGGTTCATTATTTCATTTCGCATCGTGAGACAAGTGTCAATAAGATCAATGAATATTTGGAGGAGGAGATTCAGCTTCCTGAGATGACGCTCACAGGTGTTCGTCAGTTGCTACTCTCATGGCCCAAACCAGTGGAGGGATTTGAAGGGTGTGCGTCCTTATTTTATCAACTTCCGGTTACGAAAGAGCGCCCTTATCTTCGTCTGTTTCCCGCAGAGGGAACGGCGATCACCAAACTTCATGTGGAGGGTGTGTTGCCTATTCCCAGTTTGGACGATCCTCAGTTACTAGAAGTATGGACCAAAGAGGTTAACCCTACAAACAGTGATTATTGCAGCATCAAATATGTCAATCGTCCATCGATTGGTGATACACAATCCATTTATGGAACTATCCGTGTATTGAATGATGGAACCATTAACCTGTTATTACAGCCACCCATTAATGTTCGGTATTTGCATCCATCCTATGACTTTCGTAATTTTACAAAGATCATGGAAAATGTATTTGGAGGTCTTCCGCAATCCTTCAATGATTGTAAATTACAAGAGATTGCAGCGATCTTTGCACTCACGACGGAGCTCACAGCAAAGAAGTTTACAACGGAACGACTACAACAACGATTGCCGTTTTTTAAGCGGTTTTTTACCGAAATTACGCCGCTTCCTGATGAAAATCCTATTCTCTCCATTCGATACAAGGCGGTTAGTCAGTATGCAACGGAGGATAAGATCTTATCATTCATTACACAGTTGGCGACTAAAAAGAGACTCTTGCGCGGTGTTCCCCTGGATGCAAGTGATCTGGAACTCATTCAAGAGGAGTTTGAAGTGTCATATGAGGAGGCGCGTCATACATTAGAGGAGTGGTTTAAGAAAGAGAGCGCGTTTACGCTGGCATTACCTGAAGAGGGTGAATTCATGCAAAACTATAACCCAGGAATTGACATTCACATTTACGCGCAGCAATCTTCGTATCATTTTCATGTGCATCGCATCGATAGCTATCAGAATTACCAGCGCGTGTATACCTTGTTATCGCTCCTATTTTATTCAGATGATGACTATTTTTCAGGACAAGAGAATGATCCTGTGGAGGATGAGGTCGAACAAGAAATGGAGCAGAATAGTTTATCCATAGAGAGAGAAGAAGTAGCAAGCTCAGCTCCTGCCGATAGTGCAGCGTCCATGTCTATGCCGATTGATATGGGACAAAAGAAAGCAACTGCCTCAGCATTACCATCGTGGTTAGCGCAATCCTTGATGGCGGATGAAGATGATGAAGATATTGAGGAGGAACTGGTCGCGGCAGAACCTGTTGCCGCAGAACCTGTTGCCGCGCAAGCGGCGGTTAAATTGAAGCGTCCTGGAGTGGCTCCCGTTGTAGAAGAGGCGCCTAAATTAAAGCGTCCTGGAATAGCACCCGCTCAAGCACCCGCTGCAAGTGGTCGTGCCATTCGTATTGATCCAAAGGGGTGGTTGATTAAGAAATTGCAACAAATTGACCCCACCTTATTTGATTATAAAACAGTCGATAAGAAATCTCAATATAGTCGTTTGTGTCAAGAAGAGCGCCAGCCTGCAGGTCTGACAAAGGCCCAATATGATGCGATGAAAGAGATTTATGCAGAGGACAATGTATTTTGGATTGAATACCCACTGGAAGGCACGGAGGATCCGCATCCTCCAGAAAATACAGAAGTCATTACTGTTATGCGATATGGCTCCACAGTCAACAATATTCGGTATTATTTTTGCCCGAAATACTTTTGCATTTATGACGAGATCATGGTATTAGAAAAGGACTTTGAAGGTACACAAGGACGCGATGGTAAATCGAAACCGCCAGATACCTGTCCGTTTTGCCGCGGCTTATTAATTACAGGAAAAACGATGGTTCCAGGTCAAACCGTTCTCCGAAGCAAAAATAAGACAGGATCTCGACCACCGCGCCATCAATCCAATCCTGATTTTTTAAGTACATCGACCCATCCCAATAAATGGGAATTACCATGTTGTTTTCTCAAAAAGCCGAACATTCGTTTAAAAGATCCAGCGTACGAGCGATTAAAATTAGCATTTCAAGAGGAACAATACAACAATCAACCTGTTATGGAAGAGGAAGAGGGAGACCAGCGAGAGATTCTATATCAAGGAGAAGAAACCGTTGAATATGGATACTTATTTCAAGTGCTCTATGACAGTTACATCTTAGAATCAAATAAAAAAGATCTAAGCCCTGGTACATTTGCGATGGTACCCCCTGCATTTGATCACTATTTCGTACAGAATTCAAGCGAGAGCATTGCCATACGACCCTCTGTGAAGTTTGAATTGCGTGCCAATGCCGTTGGATTTTTAAGAATTGGTGTCGAAAATCCCATCTATGAGTCTCTATTAGGTGTCCTTGCCCCCATTCTCTATCGAACAACCATTAAAGAGGTAAAAGAGCTAATCGAGGCAAAAGTTGTTCCACGAATTTTTCTCAATGCGAATTTTGGTAATTTGGTGCTTGAGTTCTTTGATCCAACCGATGCCAGTGCCATGCCATCCACCAGTCAGGGACTGATGGACTGGGCTCAAGATCATCTTAAGATACCAATTAGCAGCAATAATTTATATCAAATGATGCGCATATACAACGCTCATACACGATTTATTCGATTTATTAAGAATCCACGATATTTTAAAGACTTTCCTCAGCCGATTGAATTAAGACATATTCAGCCATTATTAGCTGAGCCTGGTCTGTTTACTGTTAGAGGCCTCCAGTTAGTTATATTAGAAAACAATGACCCCGTTACAGTAAAATGCCCTTCCTTTGGCATATCCGTGGATCGACACCTTAAAAATGAGTTTGTGTTTCTTTCACGAACAATGTTAACCATTGGAAATACAAAGAATAAATATTCGTACTATGAATTATATCTGTATACAAGCAATCGCCCTCAAAGGGGTGCAGATGGAGCCGTGCACGAGACCATTGTTCGATGGCCTTTTCATACGCGTGGTATTTGGCCTGAAATTGTGAAGCTACGCATCGAAGAGTATAGTAAACAATGTCAAGCTCGCCATCGTTCCATTGATACTTCTCAGCAAGGTATTCAGCCGATGGCAATGGTCCCCCTCTCTATGACACTACGACAAACACCACGACCAACGGGAGTGATTAAAGATAGCTACAATCATACAGTAGCCGTCACATACCCTGTAGAGGAAGATTCTCCCTATATGGTCATTCTACCAGTTGTTGATGATGGTGTATTTACAATTTCCGCGCTAATGGATCATACCTATTTAGATTGGGCGGATGTAAAAAAGGCGCCACTTGATCAAGTGATCGAATTCTATCAAGCCAAATTGCTCCCATTTACTTCATTGTATCCTGGATATGATATCGAACATATGGTTCGCAATGCAGAAGACCAACAGGTGGTTGCTCTTCAGCTGCGAAATGGGCTCTATGTTCCCACGGCTCCTCCTAAAAGTGCGGTTGAGTTGCCAACTACTTCGATTACAATGTTTGAATGGGATATTAATAAGGCGATTGCAGGAATACCAACTGAACTTAAAATGGAAAATTGGGAGGGAGTGCAGGAGAAAATGGAAAATGAGACGGGGTGCGGTGTTGATTCGATGTTGATGCAAAAATCGGATGATATGGAGTTTGAGGAGTCCTATCAGCAATTTCGTTTAATGGTGTCCAATTGGATTACTGGTGAACGAGGCGGACCTGAATTTCGTGCAAAAATGGAAGAGATCATGTTTAATCACACACTTCCTGATTATGAAAAGAGAAAGCGGATGTTTTTGCTTATTGGATCTACCTTGCTGAAATGGTTTTATGCAGATGAAGAAATATGGGACAAAGGCCCTGCTAACTTTTTGAGAAAGGATTGTAATCTGATTACACAGGCAAGATCCTGCACGGGAACCTGTGTATGGCGAGAAGAGGAAAATAAATGTTTGCTGCATGTACATGCTATGACCGATCTGGGAAGTCAAGAGGAAAATCAAAAAGAAACTCGAGAAGTGAGTACACCTATGTTATTTACAAAGAGAGTGATTGATGAATTGATTCGATTTCCCGCCCGCAGAAAGCAGATCATGAGCCAAGGTAAAATCTCGAAATTATCGACGATTCTTCAGCCTATTCGTCAGGGAGATCAGTATATTATTCCAGAATCCTCACCAACATGGACGAATTTGCTACAATTGGAATGGTTGCAGCAAGCCTCTGAGAAGCCGCGATACTATGAGGAAATGTCGCGAGAGGACGATGATGATAGAAAATATGAAGAGCCCATGCCTGATGAGCTCAAACAGATGTTGGGAGAACATACTTCATTTCATGTCATGGATATTATCATCAATCCAGAACAACCTCTTTTACCACTACTTGGAATCCTAGGAATGACGGCAGAGGAACTGGGATTAGAAGAGGGTGATACCATGTTATCAGTCGATCAGATGGTTAATTATGTGAAAACAAAACAACTGCCGATAGGTATGATTAACTTTCGTGGTGAACCGCGGGTTCAATTTGTAACACCTTATCCTGGATCATTCCAGTTGGTTCTTCTTTTGGTGTTTCTACCGAATGGGATGGGTCTACTCGTTCAACACGACGATACATTAACTATATCCATTGATGCATTACCTGATACCATTCGGCGACGATGGAAAGATGCGGGGCGTGTGGAATTTCAGAAGATTGCACCGCCTGGACCGGCCGCATCTCTTCAGCCACTTCCCCTTTTGGCACAAGAGCAACTAATTGCTGCACCGAAGCTTAAGAAGCCAGGGATTGCTAAAAGCGTAGCGGTGATGGCCGAAGGCCCACCGATGGCCGAAGGCCCACCGATGGCCGAAGGCCCACCGATGGCCGAAGGCCCACCGATGGCCGAAGGCCCGTCTATGGCTGAAGAACCAATTGCTGCACCAAAGAAGCTCAAGAAGCCAGGAGTAGCACCCTCTATGAAAGCAGCCCCACTGGTATCACAGGAGCCACCGAAGAAACTCAAGAAACCAGGTGTGGCGCCCTCCTCATCAATGATGGTACAAGATGAACTACAGAGGCTGATGAGACCGGTAAGTGCAAGCGCAGCACTAAGCGCAGCACTAAGCGCAAAAAGCGCAGCACCAAGCGTAAAAAGCGTAGCACCAAGTGTAGAAAGCGCCGCACCAAGCGTAAAAAGCATAGCACCAAGCATGGCAGCACCAGCATTAGTAAGCGCTAAAAGCGTAGTACCCAGCATGGCATCCGCTCTTCTACCTCGTCCCCTATCTGTCATTCCTGAATCGATTGAACCTGTGTCGGCTCCACGAGTCGTGCGTGCTGCATCTAAGATTGGATCTCTTCCATTAGCATCGGCAAGCGTACCAGCAAGCGTAGCAGCAAGTGTTAAAAGCGTAGCACCAGTATCAGTGTCTGCGCCTAAACTACCAAAGCCAGGTGTTGCATCAAGCTCTAAAAGCGCAAGCGCAAGCGCAGCACCAGCACCAGCACCAGCATCAGCACCAGCATCAGCACCAGCACCAGCAAGCATTAAAAGCGTAACAAGTTCTGCTCCTAAACTAAAAAAGCCTGGTGTGGCATCAAGCGCTAAAAGCGCAAGTGCAAGCACAGCACCATCAACCAATTAGAATTTAAACCCAAACGAAGCCAGCGGTTTGCCACGATCCTCTTCCGCCTGATCGGGAATCGGCAGAATCACCGACTGTTTGCATCCCGCCTCTACTGCCCGTCGTCTGCACTCAATCATATCTTCGACTTCATCCGTCATGATATTGAGACGCATGCGACGATAAGAGGGCTGATCCGGATGAAGAATGACAAGATACAAGTCCGCCACTTCCAGGCCATAGTACTTCTCCAACATCCATTTGTATACATTCAACTGCATGGTATAATGCCAATAATTTGTATCAGGTAAGTGCTCCAACGGAGGCAGACCCGATCCAAACGGATTATCCGACTTAATCTCTTTGGACCGTTTCCAATCATAAATCACAAACTTTCCATCCGATTTGCGGCGATATACCATATCAATCGAACCACATAGCTTGATCTTTCGCTCCGAAGCAACTGGTTCCAGTGAATCCGTGAAGACCTCCCACTCACTGCGATAGGGTTCCAAATCATCCCCACACTCCGCCCAGAACTTTGTAAAGTATTTCCACTCCAGTGTGTCCTTCACTTCAGGCTTGATCTCATCCATCGCACCATGCATGAATTGTTCGATCGCAAAATGCATAGCCGTTCCAGCAGAGGATGCCTCCTTTCCATTATCCGACCACTCTTTCATAATCTCTTCGTCTGTTTTTCCATAGTATTTGCTGGTGGCCCACTTCGGACCTTTCTTCATTTTAGTAATGATAGCCTTGGCATCAAAGTGTCCAAAGAACTCGTGGATAAACCCCGTACAAGAGATGTTTCCCTGACAGGAACCATTGACATAGTACTTGTGGGTGGGTTCATCAAAGGCAATATGTGCATCACGCGGATGACGATGGATGCGGGTAAGTGTTTGCCAAGCGTGATGCGGCATGATGAGTATACAATGATGTAGTTTAAGTTATGATAAACCGCCGCCATCAATTTTTAATCAGGTGCACCAGCCACTAACATGGTGGTGGGAATCAAATAGGAAGGAAGTTGAAGAAGAGAATGAAGCCCCTGCACTTGAAATCCATCAATGATCGAACAAGAGAACCCTTCTTGTTCGCATGCAACCGCGGCATAACCAACCGCCATATAGGTCTGATGTTTCGCCCATGCCATTTTATCGGGTTGATATGGATTCCAAAATTGATTGAGAAATTGGCGAATCGATTGTCGTTCAAGGGATTCCTCCACTAAATTTTCAATAGAAAGGACAAAATCAGTACGAGTACAAAATATAAAAATGGTCTGACAGAGGGTCAATTGAGGCTGGTCATAGGAAAGGTCACGAATCTCCTCTTTTTGTTTCGGTTCACGAACAACATAGATGGTATAAGGGGATGAACCAACAGAAAAATAAGGAATATCAGAATCCTCTTGTTGCCGCATGTATTGCTTTATATTGCGTTGCCATGATGCACGATCAACAAATGTATCGGTAACATGAAAAATATCATGAATCATATCAGGATCTTCTTCATGGCTTGATGATAGTCCCATTATGGGGTGTATCATCACAGATGTTTAGGCTTTTCACATGGAAGTGGCAATTGTCATCAGCATGTTGCCGACCTTATTTTCGCCTTTAATGGTGTGCTTTTTGGGGCCCGCCAGAAGTCTTTCACCGCCCAATTCCTCTGCGGTTGCTACATTTTTACCAGTATTCTTTGTGCTATAGAGCAAATCTCGGCCATCACGAATAATAGTTAGTACCGCATTTTGAAAGCGCGCGTCGTGATTCATACGGTATTCCAATGCGTAAGAGAGTGCTTCATCTTTTAGAGCGCTCCACATTGCATCGTCAATCGCAATATTATAACGCTTCAAGGAGAGATCGGTTGCAGCCTTTCGCACCTGTGTTGCCTCCAATAGCAGGGAATCATAGTCTCGTTCAGAATCCTCGATAATAGGAGGGCGCGCCTTGCTACGCTCCTCCAGCATTGCTTTATGGATCTGACCGTCCATGCCAAACAGGTTCTTTGCAAGATCGCTGGTATATTCAGCTTTGGAGGAGGCGCCCTTTAGTTTTTTACCCGCCTTTTTCACTTTCATGGCCGCCAGATAGTGTTCGATACTGGGATACAGAACAGTTTCATCCTGTTCATCGGGAATAGGAAAGGGGCCGATCAGACTCATGTATTGCGCCACATGTTCGTCTGGTTTTCCTTGGAATGGAATGTCGACGCCCTGATTGGTTTTCACATCTGGACCGAAGCGGAATAGTTGTGCGGCAGTAAGATACTTCTTTGGACCAACTTCCTCTGCTTGGGGAGCGTCTGATTGTACTGCGTCCAATGGCGGAGCCTCAGATTGTACTGCCTCAGATGCAGAAGGCTCAGCTACAAGTGATTTCGCCACACCTGGTCTTTTCATCAACTTTACAGGAGACTTCAAGGATGCATCTGTACTAGGCGCTGCAACAGACGCTGCACTAGGCGCTGCATTAGCCGCTGCACTAGCCGCTGCACTAGCCGCTGCACTAGACGCTTTTGCCGCCTCTTCCACAACCTCTCCCTCTCGTTTAAAGATAAACCAGCGATTCAGAAAGGAGAATTGCTTCACGGAATCACCCATCGGGTACTTCTTGCGCGTATTAGGAAGCATCTGATGATAAGTATCTTCAAACAATTCCGTGCTATTCTGCAGCTTCATCTGTCCCAGCTCTCTCTTATTTAGCAATCGAAACCCACTATCTTTCATCTTGGACTCCAGAAGTTCAAAGGGAACAAGGTATTCCTTGTGAGAGGATCCGATACTAATAAACTCCACATCAATTCCCATGCCAATGGAGCTATCATCCGCCTCCAAGATATCATCCTGGTAATCCTTGGTAATGCTCCAGACGGGAACATCATCTTCCGTTCCTACACGGCGCTGACCCTTCGAAAGGGGCGCCAGAAGATCAAAGATTTTCTTACCATCAAAGCAGCATCCAATAAAGAGTCCGCCCACTTTTATTGTGGTTTTCAGATTATAGAGGAATCCATCCAATATATCCCTATTGGCAAAGAAGTAGTGAAGGGCGAACATGCATGCCGCAACATCAGCGCCGCGGCTAAACTTATTTGCCATGTGATGGAGAATGAAAGGGGGCACATTACCTTCCAACGGATCTTGGCCGAAGATGACACGAAGCATGTCCTGTTCCTGGCGATTGGCACCCGCCTCACCATTTGCAATGGGCTTGGAGCTGTCACCGATGACAAAGGCGATCTTTGGAACCTGATCTCGCCCATACTCTTCAATCAATTCCATATAGCGCTTGTACGCACCATCCGATGGATTGGTAATGTTCTCACCTGCAGTATCAACGCCGACCACATATTTGGCACGATGATTCCACTTGCGAAGATCACCACCTTTACCGCATGCATAATCAAGAAGGCTCTGATTTCCACCCGAGAGTGCATGCTGAATTAGGATTTCATTCTTGATGATTTTGTTATGGAAGCTCTGCAGTCCTTTTACCAATGCAATGCTCTCGCGTGGTGCTTTTTTCTCATAATACTTTTTACTAATTTCCGTCTCGCGTACACGCAATAATGCGGCCAATTCTTCATCGGATGGCTCCTCATTTCCTGTACGAATCATACTATCTGTAATCGGATCATGAATGGATTTCCACACAGAATTCGCCACTTTTTCGTCATTCATCATGCTCTTGTATTTAATGTTTTTGCCAGTTTCCCTTGCCAGAATGGTTGCACGAACCAAGCGTTCCGTCTTATCATGACGAATACGATACGGAATCCATCGCCAGCCTGGTTCACGCGTTGAATCATAACGCATTTCAACGATACTTCGATTGGGAATAGGCTCCTTGGTGCTTTCTGTCATGGCGTATTCCTCAGTAGAGTCTGCAGCAGGTTCCACCGCAACATAGCAGGTATTTGCCATGGTATCTGGGAAGTCAGAGGGAGTGAATAAGACAGGCATATAGGATCGACCGCCTCGCTCTCGAGCAATGGGTTCATCACGAAGGATCAGTTCACGCGGATTGAGATAGATGGCACCCTTTTCAGCACCCACGAAGAGGCGCATGGTTTTGTAGTGAATGCTAGTGTCTCCATTGCTGGGGAGAATGGTACTCGTAACTTTATCCGTATTAGGAATGTCTTCATCCTTTTCATATTCGATCAAGAAGTCTACCGTGTTATCCTTTGCCGGCTTCCATTTGAATTGTTGGCCGAACCGTGAGCTGGCATCCGCAGGAAGAGGCTCTGAATTGCTCGTAAGAATCAGACCATCCGTGTGATAGACATGCGGTGCATTCAGAATCTCAGCACATGCTTGAAAGATGCTGGGATTATTGGCAGATCCAAACTTAAAGATCTTGAGGGCAACCAGCAGTGATCGTTCCTTTCCAATTCCTTTGGCGATAAGCGTGGTATTCTCTCTCCATTTTAGTTGCCAGTCCTTCATTTTGCTATACCGACTGTTTCCTCCCTGATCGACCATGCCCTCGGCAAAAGTGACAAATGGAAGTGTGCTAACATTTTCGCCTTCATAATGATAGATATCGAACACCATATAATGATTGACTGTCTCTCCCATACTGGTAAGTGTCACCCATTCTCCATCCAATAGGGTATTGGCACATGCTTCATTGTGAAGACCCGTTCGATAGACATTCATGCTTTGATCGAAGAGGAAGAGGTCCCCTTTTTGATTGATGAAGCCCATGGCACGAAGCCCGTCCGCCTTGTCTGTAACATTATAGCCAGAACGAATATTGGGAATAGAAGCATCTATTAGAGGAACTATATTTTTCATCTCAAGAGTGACAGGATTTACACCACGAAATTCATTGACTCCCATCATGGTACGATACTCGCGCTGCACTTGGGCTGTCATTGATTTGGTAATTAAGAGCGTGTTCTTTTGAATGGCACGAAGGACCTCGCCTACACCGCGAATCAGTGCTTTGAGTGCAGTATCTTCTGATGTAGTGGATGCATTACGCAGCAATTCTACCTCTACTTCGTAGCGCGGGATTTGGCTGAGAATGTTGTGCTGGAGAAAGGTGGTCGACCAATCATACTCACCCTGTCGTTCGGGTACAGTAGGCGATTGGCGCACCATGGATAAATCCATCCGAACACCGCTCGCTTCAAAGCTCCAGCGACGAATCAATCGGAAGGCCTTGCGCTCTGTTTTCCAATTCTGCAGCAACTGTTTGACCGCCGCATTCTCCCCTTCAATCGGTTGCTCTCGCCGGATTTTCATACGAATATTGTACTCTTCCAGATTGAGATTGCTACGCTCTGCACGATCCAATCGATCTTTCAGCATCACTGTGTATTGTTTTGTATCAATCGCATCATCTTGGCAGTAGGTTTGAACTAAACCCAATCCCTGAATCGTAAATCGATGATTGCTCGGGGTGATAATATTGAGATAATCCTCCTGTGGAGTGGGTTTGAATCCCTTCATGCGAAGACGCTGTGCGATTTGAAGAAAGGTGTTTGAATCAACGACTCCGTTTACACCAAACCCCGTCTCCAACTCGTAGGTATTGTGCAACGACCATTCATGGACAAGCCGCTGAAGATTGGCAAATTGGTCTTTTGTCAACTCCATGATTCACTATTAAGTATAGTGATAAAAGGACCTTAAGTTTTCTATCTTACATTCTAGTTGTCAATTTTATAGAAAGAAGGACACTAACGGCGAATGATTTGAGAACGCACATGTTCTGTGTGAAATTTCTGTTTAATTCGTTCAATGGCGTGTACCGGATCAAATTGGGGATTGCAACAAAAAAGATCCAGATAGCATGAACGGTATTCGGGATAGGTATGAATGGTAAAATGACTTTCGGAAAGAACATAGGCGTAGGTGTAACCAATCGGAGAAAACTGATGGCCGGTTTGAGAGACCACATGCAAATCCAGTTCTTGAATCAATTCCTCCATGATGGGACGACCTCGTGTAAGATACGTCAATAGATCGGGATGTGGAACATCGTAGACATTAATAAGAAGATGCACGCCGACTGGTGAACCCGATGACATGGTGTTCATTAGGTATATAGTGCAACCAATCATTTAAGTTCATTAGATGCTTTTATTACCCATGTGGCAAACACCTGAAGGCTAAGGGCACGGCCCAGACGAACCGACAGAACATCCTTGGTTAGTTTTCGATCTGTCTCTTTCCAGGTAGGAAGTCCGCTGAGTTGCTCTACCAATTCAATCTTGGTTGCCTCTATTTCAGGCCACTGAACCGTCCATCCATGTTGCTCCATCGTACAGAGCCAGTCAGCGGCAATGGTAGAGAGAGGCTGCGCGTGAATCTCGGAAGGAATAGCAACCCACCGTCCGCGATAATCAGCTACCCACAGGGTATGATCGTGCTTCCATGTCGTAGGATCCGAAGAGAAGACGATCTCTCCCTTGTGTGAACTCTCGCATTTTGCTTCATGGTCCATGCCCCGTCTTTCAGACAGAGGGTCCTCGATATGATCCTGAACGGCTTCTTTGAGTAGGATAAAGTGTTGTTTTGTCATAAGAGAAAGCCCGTGATAGAGATCCAAGTAGTCTTTCTCTTGAAAGGTACCACCATTGTAGGAAACCGCGATCAGATCGTGAATCTTTTTACGCTTACGAGCAAGAGAGGTATTCTTGAGATCGTCGGTTTGCTGTTGCAACTTGGTGCTATATTCGATCAATTGCTGCATACGAGCATTGGCGAGAGCAAGTGAATAAAACTGTGGGTCGGAAATACAGGAAAGAATATTGATAATTCCTGCTGGATTCACATTAAAGGAAGTATATCCTGGTAGGTAAAAGGAATCGAGGGAAGGATCGGTAGCAGTTACATGAATCTCAATGGACTCCAACATTCGGTGTCGATTGGGATTTTGTTTGGAGAAGGCGAGCAATTCGCCAAAGCTAACATTCTGATATTGTTTACGAGGGGTTGTCATACTATCTATTATACCTACTCTGTGCTTTAGGTTAATCAAATTTTATGGAGTGGTAGGCTGGTAGGTTTCATTCTGCATGCGAATCATTTCAAGGTCTTTCAAACGATCTTCATGCTCTTGACGAGTTTTCAGGCAAAAATGGAGATATCCCTGTATTTGCTGAAAGGTCTCTTCGGAAAAGGTGGAAAGATCAAAAAAAATACCGTTTGAATTTTCTGTATATTGTTCTTTGGTCTTCCGTATGATTCTGAATAGTTCCTCTTGCTCTGGTTTTGCTAGGAGTCTGATATTGTCAAACACCTTTTTACGATCATCGTAGGTTGACATTTCTAATTCCGTAAAGATGTTCCTGGATATGCAACAAGCGCAGATCTTATTCCTTTTCTGGCTCTTCCTCTTCACTTTGTTCTTCTACTCCAGAGTCTTCCTCTTCACCTGCTGGTTCTTCTACTCCAGAGTCTTCCTCTTCACCTGCTGGTTCTTCTGCTGCTGGCTCTTCACCTGCTGGTTCTTCTGCTGCTGGCTCTTCTGCTGCTGGCTCTGCAACAGGTTCAGACTGCACCGCAGGAGCCTCTTGCGGTTTCTCTGATTCCACCGCTGCATGAAAGATCCCACTTGCAAGAATGTAGGAGTCATTAATGGCAAATTTAGAGCGTTTTAGCTCCACCTCAACAATGTCTCCGATTTTTACATTTTCGTATTCAATCATCCCAATATGAAGATCGCGTGGAACCTGAATGCGAATCGCCTGCTTGTAATCCACATAGAGACCCATCTTGTTTTTGCGGATAACCTCTCCCTTTACACGAACACCATCTACAGGGTAAATCACAGTGCCCTGTAGTTTCACATAATAGATCGCATCGCCCGTAAAACGGGCTGCTTCGAAATAGCCCATGGATCGAGAAAGCATCTCAATGGTACCGGGAAGGACGAACCCCTGCTCGGAGCACTTTTTCTCCATGCTATCTTTGGCTTTTTGAAGTAAAATCACATCAACGGACAGTGATTTCACTTTATTGAAATCGCTTGGAGTTAAGCTCAGTTTCTTTTCAAAGAATGCGGTAGACTCCATTCTTCTGTTTGCTATGAATCTTTTGGAGGTTCTTCTCTCTCAATTTTATTTATTTTTTAGAGGCTCGAAACATGCCAATGTGTCCTGAATAAAATGCTTGAACGGCACGAATAAACCATCGCTTATCCTGTATTTCCTCTGCATCTAGAAATCGAAGAAAGAGATTCATTAATGTACAGAGGCGTGTCGGATTTTTAATAGTGAGGGAAGTCACTAATGATACCTCATTTAGATGAAAATCGAATTGAAATGGACTTGCCTGTAAGATTTGGCCTATTTTTATTAGGTTTTCATAGTGATTACCCTTACCGCTTACAATCGCGCATTCACTTCCCTTTCTTCCCTGAAATTTCCCTCCTGCTTCAGGGGGTTCACTTGTCTTAAACACAATCTTTCCGTATTTTGGCACAAGAAATCCATATAGATTTCCCGTGGATCGTTGTGTAACATGAAAGAATTGGACGGGGTCCTTTGAGCGATCTCCATGAATGGCGTCAATCACGGCAGGCGAACAAGGCTCACCATTGGAGAGACGATATTCCACCTCACCCGTTTTTGGATTAAATAAGCGATGTACTACATCATTTTTATCAAATTCAAATTGGCTATCTTTTATACAATCCTCGAAGGCATCACCCTGTTGCTGAATCAATTGGTTCTGCTCAT